GGTGAAACGCGGCGGGATGTTATCAAAATGGAAGATGTAACTGCCGTTGGTGCGCTTGCTCACCCGGCCGAACGGCGCAAAGCGCACTGGCGAAGAGTTCGGTGGGATTGGATCGTTCACAACGCCGTGCTCGGTCACCAGGTCTAGACGTGGGAAAAACTCGACGTCGCCGTAGCCGTCAGGCGTCTGCAGCAACAGCTCGTCGTATGAGTAGTAGCTGTTCGGGTCCTGGATCAGGTAGTAGTTGTAGTAGTCAACGTTGTTGCTCGCGTCAACGTAGTAGTTCAACCAGGTACGGTCAAGCAAGAATGACAAGTCACTGTCATTGTAGGGGCGCTTGAAGTAAGCCTTGTTGAAGACCGTCGCGAGCTGTTCAAGCTGTGCGTCCCAGATGTACAAGCCAGAAGTACCGTTGCCGGTGTAGCTCGTCGAACCGTTATTGTAGATCGCAAATGCCGGAGTTGTTGCGTTGAAGGCGGTCACCGTCACCGCGCACTTGTACCAGCCATTGCCCACCGAGACCATCGAGCCGTAGTCCCCGACGTTTGCCAACATACGCCCGTTGGCCAGGTCAAAGATCGTATTGTAGCCCTGGGCGTTGTAGCCCAGGCCGGAAATGGAGAGCTGCGTGCGCTCTCCAGCTTTCGCGAAGACCGAGATGACGTAGGATGCTCCGACGATGACTGCGACATTCGATTGTGAGATCTCATGCAAGCCGGTGCTGGTGTCCTCGACGATCTTGTCAGCCGTCATAGTACCGTCTGGAGCTGAGATGGAGCCAACCATAGAGCCAAAACCGAACGATAGGAGACCGGTTAGCGTCCACGCTTCATTTGAAAAGTCGTTCGGGGAGCTGAAGACGTTGACGACATTGTAGACATCAAAGAGAGAGTACTGGTCAAGGCGAGCACTCCACAAGTACATACCTGAGGCTCCGTCACCTAGATAAGTGGTGCTGCCGCCATTGACGATCGAGAATGTGGGTGGAGCCGCGGAGACTTCAACGACATTGATCGAGCACTTGTACCAGCCGTTGCCGGCATTGATCATCGAGCCAAGATTGCCCACGTTCACCGGCATCGTGCCAGTCGAGAGATCAAAAGTTGTATTGTAGCCCTCGGTACCGTAACCAAGACCGCTGACGTTCAGCTGCGTGCGCTCTCCAGCTTTCGCGAAGACCGAGATGACGTAAGTATTGCCGACGTAGGTAGCCGCGGTCTGTGAAGCACTGTGCGTTCCGTACGTGGTATTCTCAACGAGCTTGTCAGCAGTCAATGTTCCGTCAGGGGCAATGATCGCATTTGACTTTGAACCGTATAAATCGGTGAACGATTTAATGCCGCTCAAGATCCAGGCGGCATTCGTAAAGTCGCTCGGAGCGGTAAAGAGATTGAAGTTCTTGCGGACGTCAAGCGTCCAAGGCGTGAGGGCGGTCAGCGTCCAAGCATCGCCGACGCTGCTGTTTGCGCTAGCAGCGACGTTGTTCAGCACCGCTTTGTGCGTGCCAAGTTCTGCGTTGTTGAACTTGACGTCAAAGACAAGCGCTGGCGCTATTTCACCGGTGCCGGCGATAGACGCTATACCGTCACCAGAACCCACCTCATTTGGAGTGAAGAGAGTTCCAGGCTGCGTCGCCGCCGCGTTTCCGCTGATGCGCACGAAATCAGTGGTGCCAATCTTGACGATCACGTACTGCAGACCCGGGATGAAGTTTCCAGCGGTCACGGTACCATTGACGGTTGCCGTGAACTTCGTGCCGACGTTGTTGTTTGGAGCTCCAATTTGGGTGAAGTCGGTCGTACCGGGATTCAAAATGATGTATTCTTGTCCCTTGATGATACCCTCCGGATCCATGGCAGCTTGTATCAAAGCATCTGGAGCCGCCGTGCCGGTACCGCTACCCACCGCCGTGGCAGTGAAGGTCTGTCCGACAGTGTTGCTGTGTGCGCCCACCAACGTGAAGTCAGTCGTGCCCAACGTGAGAATAGTATAACCGGCGCCGATCACGAAGTTTCCGGCGGTCGTGATGGCTGGGGCACCAAGGGCAGTGATCTGATAGGTGTCAGCGATATCTGGCACATGGTTGAACGGATCTTGCCAGCAAATGTAAAGACGGTCTGACTTCATCAGGTTGACGTCGACGTGCTCTCCCAGTCCAGGCCAATCGCCGGGCAAGAACTGCAGGAAGCCGCGTGTCGAGTCAATCACGTAGTTGACCCCAAGCTGCTGAATTGAGTCGTTTACCCGGATGCGGGAGCCCTGGTGGAACGGCACCGCAAAACGTCCAGTACGCAGGTAGCGCACTCTCACGACGTTGCCAGCCAGCGCCGAAAGACTCACCGGGATCGTGATCATTGCTGCTAGAGAGTTGGTAGCGGTCGGGGCGGCGACCATAGAGAAGCCAACAGTGTTCTTGTCGTAGTTGACACCATTGATAGTGACCTGCAGGTAGGTCGGGTCAAAGCCGTAGAACGTCTCGCCGGACGCGTCAAAGACGATCTGAGTACTGGTCGCGCCGTAGGAAGCAGAATAGACCTTGACGTCGACTGGAACTTGACTGCTACCCAACTGGTGAGAAGCGGTCAAGAGGACCGCGGTACCGTTGCCGGTGCCTGGGCCCGACGCGGTAAAGGTCAAGTTGTAAGCGGTACCGGTGCCGGTACCTACACCAGAGGCTTGAAAGACAGTTCCGATGATGTTCGCGCTAGCACCGATCGCGGTAAAGTCGGTACCCAGGGACAGGATGACATAGATCTGCCCGAAGATGAAGTTTCCAGCCGTGACAACGGTAGCACCGACTTGAGTGAAATCAGTGGTGCTCGGGTTCAGGATCGCGTAAGTATTGCCGGATATGAAGTTGCCAGCTTGCACCTGCCAAGGACTCTCAGAGTCAGGAATACCGTCGTTGTTCGAGTCGACAAATGGATAACCAGAACCGTCAGCATTCAGTGTCGCTGGATCGTCACCTAGCGGTGTCTGGTTGTAGTTGACGCTGTCATTGAGACTGAAGCGCGGGAAGATCGTATCAGGCAAAACGTAGGTCTGGTCGTCAACATCTCCCTCGGAGAGCTTCTGAAGACCGAGTCCGCCAGGATCATCTCGACCCCAAGTGTTCTGGAAGTTAGCTTCCGTGTTAAAAGCCTCCTTCACGTTGACGTTGAAGTCATCTGAGAAGAAGAGCTGAGAGGAGACCTCACGAAACTTCGTGTGATAGGGCTTCGTGTCGTTGATGTAGTCCACCAACGCCTGTGTAAGGGAGTCTGCTTTGCTGGTAAATTTAGCCATGGAAGAGTGTACCTCGTGACCAATTATTTACACAAGGTGCACTCTTCCAAAATCATCAAGGCGTTACAGTGAGAGTGTAAGAAGAGAAGGTGAGAGTGTCAGTTGCTACTGCCAAGTTGCCTGAAAGACCGACGTTGACCGTTGTACCGAAATTGACGGCACCAAGTAATGGTGAGCTAAATCCGCTGTCCGTCAATATCTGCTGAGTAAGCACACCCATGTTATTGATGGAGTACTCATTGAAAGCAACTATCCCCGTAGTGTGTCCAATTCCAGCGGTGGGTGTTCCAGCTAGCTGCAGCGCAACTATCTTATTGCCAGCACTGTTGTTGTTCGAGGTGGAGTGACGAAGCCGCAGAGATCCATTTGCTCCGATCGCGTTTGCTGGCAACGTCGTATTTGGTCCTGTAATGTAGGAGCCGGTAGTTTGAGTGTAAGCACCCGGGCCAGTGGTGACGAAAGCGGTCGGAGCTGCTGGCACGGTTGGAGTGCCAATCGTGTACGTGTTGTTATAGACGGTGGCAGCTGTCGTACTCGAGAATATTGCGTAATACCAGCCAGCTGCTGAGCCTGTCGAGATGGCGTTGGCAGGTAGGTAAACGTAAGCGCTTGGATAAGCAAGCGCAACAGCAGTGATACCGGAGAGCGCTCCATTGTTGCCCATCGTGCCAGATGAAACGAGGACGAATGGAATTCCACTGTTGAGCATCGTGTGCGGCACTGAATTGCTCGTTCCAACGGTGATGCCAGTTGAAGAGATCTTTGCCAGTTGAGTATTGCCCACGCCGCCTGAGTAGATGGATAGAGTGTCTGCAGGACCTACTGAGATGCGACCATTGCCAGCTGCATAGTCCATGATCATGCCGTCATTGTACGTGAAGGCTGTCGGGGTGAAGACATTGGTGACCAGCATAGAGCCGCTTGAAGCCACGCCAGATCCGAGGTTGCTGTCAGCATTGCTGGAATTGTAGAGCATGTACTTGTTTATACCGCCAGAGACGTTCGAGAAGAACGCGACGTTAGTCGTCGAACCGGTGGTGAGGTCTGAGACCCACACGCCATACTGGTTGGTGATCGCTGAGCCAGCACCCAGAGAAGCATTGTCGACGCGGTAGTGAATCATTGAGGGCAACGTGAAAGCCGCGGCCTGCAGTGTCGGGACAGAGCTGAAGTTCGCGTAAAGCGTGGTCGTGGCATTGGTAACGATCTGGTTCGCGCGGAAACCGAAAACCGTCGCGGCGGTTGGAGCATTACCTTGCAGATAGACGCCGGCCAAAGCAGAGTTCGCGTTACCACCGATGCCCAGTGAGATCGCATTGCTCGTAGAAGCCGTGATCTGTCCCATCAATAGAGCAGAAGTATTCGCGTTGGTGTAGAATGCAATGCCGTCGTTCGTGCCGACCGTCAGGCGACCGTTGCCAGTCACATAGTCCAAGATTAAGCCATCCGTGTACGAGATCGCCGTTGGAGCAAATGGAGAAGTAGCCAAGAATGCGCCAGACCAAGTAGTGCCTGATCCGAGCGAGTTGTCGGCATAACCGCTATTCTTGAAACCAAGCTTTCCAGTACCCGGCGTAACTTGGCTCTGGAAGCCGGTCGTGGAAGTTGAACCGCTAGCGTCGTCGGCTTTGAATTGAGTGATGATTCCGTATGGATTGCCAGAGATCGACGGAGTACCAGCCTCAAACGCAGTCCAGGCACTAACCGTGCTAGTGTAAGAAGCTGCTTGGTCAAGTCTCGAGAGGATACCAGCGGCGTACGTGATCGGGGTAGCCGATGAAGCCAGCGACGGCAGGTTGACCATGCCGTAAAGCACCCCCAAGGAAGCTCCGGTAGGAGAGACCGTCGTCTGTTGCAGGAAGAGCTGCTGTTGGCCTGTGATCGCGCTGTTGAGCGTCGTTTTCATGTTGAACGAGGTGCCGCTGGTCGTTGCAGTTCCGCCCACGACCAGCGGCAAATAGATGTTCATGCCTGCAGACGTGGCTCCAAGGACCGGGCTGTTACCAAGGCTCAAGCCAATGTTCGTCGTGCTGTTGAGGAACGTGTCAGTTGCGTTCGCGATCAGCGAGTAGTTACCGACGCCTGGAATTACACTAGCGTTGTAAAACGCCGAGTAACCGCCGCTGGTATAATTCTGCATGATCCAGCCAGTCGCACCAGATCCAAGCGTCAGCTTGTTCGCGGTCACGTCGAGCTGATAAGCGCGCTGCCAAGCCGGGGCGACACCCGCTACTGCGCTTGGAGCAAACCAAAATTCCTTCACACCACCTGCATCAGCCCACTTTTCAAGCCAACAAATGTCCTGAATGTCACGTCCTGCCCACACTCCAGTCGTCGGGTCAACCGCGACGTTGTAGGAGAAGCCAACTTCAATATTGCCAGTCGTGGCCGCGACCGCGTCGCCCCACTCGCGCACTAAAGCGCCGCCGATCGCCGTGAGCGAGCGAATCTGACCGCTGAAGTTCTGCAGCAGTGAGCCAGACGTCGTCAATGTATTGACTGTTAGGTTGTTCGTGCTTGGATTGTACAACAGACCAACGTCCAGGTTCACCGCTTGAGCTCCGTTTGCCGAGGAGGCAACAAAGATCGGGTAGAAATTTGCGTTGGTAGAGACCGCGGTCGTGGTTACCTGAGAGGTCGTGGGACCAGTCGCGCCGGTGGGACCCGTCGGGCCGGTAGGACCGGTGGGACCCGTTGGGCCGATGACGATGTTCGCGACTTGAGCTTGAAGCGCAGAGATCTCGTCATGCGCTACTTGAAAGTTTGCACGAACGTCAGAAGTTTGAGGGTTGAGGTGGGTCGGTCTGGTTGGGTCAATGTTCGAAGCCATGAGTATCACCGGTTAGTATTTTCATCAATTGATCCATGTTGCCGTAGCGCCGTCCCACTCATTCGGCTCAAAGTCCCAGATGATCTGGCCGGAAGCAGTGTCAGAGCTGATAGCGACCGTCGGCTTCTGTCCGGTTGCCGTTGCGGTTCTGATCTCATTTAACGAGATGAAGGAAGTCTTGAAGAACGTGTCCATCTCGAGGCTCTTAGCAGCCATGTCCTGGAGCACATTGAAGAAAATCTCATTGACTTGGGGCGGCTTCGCAAAGCGCCACAGGTCAGCCATGAACGTTCTGATGTTCGTTGACGTGCTCAAGTACGCGTCAAGCTGAGCGACGTTGAAGACTCCAGCCGTTCCGTACATCGCCGCGGCAGGCGACGGAGTGTAGGAGATGTAGTCTGGCACCAACTGACCGTTGACATATTTATCCACTTGAGTGTTCTGGATCGTGTACTTCACGGTCGCGATCGCGAGATCCGCGTCGGTCATCACTTGGCCGGAGTCAAGCCCATAGCTCACGGAAGTACCGTTCTTCTTGTCGTAGAGCGCCAGCGGAGCATAGGGCAGCGGTAGGTTTAACTGCGTGGAAGCACACATGGTGTCTACCAACTTGTTCCAGAGCTCCAATGGGATTAGATCGAGCTGACCGCGGCGCAGTAGCTGCCACTCGGTGAACACTGGCTTGATGGTGATGTTCTCATCACGATCACGAAGCGTCTGGTCCTTGCTGAGGCGTAGCTTATACCGATCGGCAGAGGTCACCTCACGACCAAGGTTCCTCACCGCTAGTGTCGAGTAGCGATTTGGACGTCCGTCGAGCTGGTTGTAGAACTTTAAGGTCTGCGGAACCGCATAGAGGTCAGTGTTATCGGTCAACAATTGAGTGAGGTCAGCCGTCGAGAGCTGGCCGACCGCACCGATTGTGGTCTTGTTCTTCGCCCAGTAGTAATAGTTTTTGACGGTGAGCGCGTCGTTCACGTCGCGCAGCACTTCTAGCACGTACGGGTAGTCGTTCTTGTACTGGGTCAAGATAAAGGGATTCGTGTCGCTGACCGTTGGATCAAAGGCTAGGTCCTTCGCCGTTGGAGAATACGGGTTGACGACGGCACGGATCAGGTCACCCTGCCTCAAGAGATCGGCATTGACGACGATCGTCGGCGTCGTGCCGTTCATGATGACCGACCACTGCGTTGGCTTCAAGCGCGTCTCATTGAGGTATACAACTCCTTGTGTCTGTACTTGAGCTTGTGTGAAGCCAGGGAAGGAAAATGACGTGGACGTCGTTGACTGCGCCGCTGATGGGAAAAGTAGGCTTGAAGCGACCGAACGCAGCCACCACCAGCACCCAGCTGCTAGGGCAGGCCAAACCTGAAATTCATAGGGAAGCAGACGTGAAGAGCTGGTAAACTCGATGATGTCGCCGTTTCCAGCGGTGTTGTAGATGATGTCCTGTCCAGCCGCCAAGTCAGAGACGTTGGACAAAAAGGTCGCGTTGTTCAGCCGGTTCAGGAACAGCAGCGCACCTTGAGTTCCTTCTTGCCAGATCGAGTTTGGCGGGCTGACATAGCTGGTTGTGACATCACCGTCGGTCGTGACGGCATATGTTCTCATACCGTTGGCGACCGTGGCGTTCGTGTAGGTCTGGTTGAACTGCGTTGGGTAGTTGTTCTCGAGCACGGTTGTCTTGCCAGAGACGTAGAATTTCTGCAGCATGCGGATCGCCACGGCGACCGCTTTGTCGTGCTCGTTCGAGTCCAGCAAGAAGCAGCCTCCCCAAGAGTAGACATCTAACGCTTCACCGTAGTCACCGTTCGTTGCGGAAGTTCCCTGGAGGAAGCGGTTCAACGTGCCGTCATAGAGATTATTCAGCAGACCATACTGGATGTCTAAGTATGCCTGGCGGTCCACGATGTTCTGCGAGAGCGGGTACAGTGCCTTGAAGAAAAAGTAAGAGTCAATGTTATGCTCAGTAGAGACCTGTGTCGAGATCGTCAGGCCATTCTGCCCGAGCGTGACCAAACCGCCGCGGCGATCGTTGACCGCAAAGCGAGAAACCTGACGGCTCAAGAGGTACGTGCCGATCTTCGTGGCGAGCGTCAAGGCTGGAGCATAGTTAGAGACCTTGTAGTACTCGCAGAGTGCCATTCCCACCCAGGCAGCAGTACCGGAGCGAATCGTGCTCATGTCACCCATGGAGAGATTGAAAGCGTTTGCCGAGAAGGGCATCGCGCCGACCGTGCCCAAGTTGGTATCAGCGTACGCGTTGATCGTGTTCAATGCATCAACCACACCGTTGCCCACCGTGAAGTTCTGGTTCTGTGCGCAGACGAGCAAGAACAACGCAGCGTCGTAGGTGTAGTTCTTCGTGCCAAGACCGGACTGATCGGTGTCAGGATCATTGACGGGCATCTTGAAACTGACTGGAAGCGATGGAGGTGTGCCGTTTGAGATCGTGCGCGCAACGGGCGGGCCGATCAGCGTGAAGGTCTGATCTGTGATGGCCGTGCTCAAGTTAACCCAGAGGGTGAGCTGCGTGTCGCTCTGGATCGACTGGATGTAGCGGCGCTCATTGTTGACGTAGAGCGTACCGCCGACTTGAGCTTCGGTGGTGAAGAGCGTGCCGACGCCGGTCACGACGTTGGTCGAGCAGGAGATCGTGCCAGATGCATTGATGGTCGAAGCGGTGCCGGTACCCGTGCCAGCACCCGTAGCAACGAATGACAAGCCAATGGTGTTTGAACTGGCACCGACCAACGTGAAGTCAGTCGTCCCGATCGAGACGATCTTATAGGTGGTCCCCGCTACAAAGTTGCCAGCAGTGACGACCATGTAGCTAGAGGTCGCTGCGTTCTCGATCATCTTGATGCCGAGTCCAGCCGACGAGGTCCAAGTTCCTGTTACGACTGGCACGATGTCTTGCAAGTACATCACGTCGGTCATCGACCAAACCGAGACATAGCCTGACAGTGAGGTATTACCAGAGATGGAACCTGTCGTACTGTAGGTGTATGCTGATGAGAAGACAAGCCTCGGATCGGACTGAGCCGTCATCGAGGAATTGATCTGGGTGAGAATCGCGTTGAGATCGGACATAGTGTTCTATTTAAGGCTCGTCAAACAAGGTAATGAGCTTCAATGATCGTTAGCTCTAGCTGCGTCCAAGGCGACCAAGAGGACTTGTACGGGGTGTAATCATTGCCGTCAAACCAGGTCCATGGATCCGCCAACCGTGCCGTGATGTCAGCTGCGTTGTTGTGGAGCAAGTTACCCACAGACACCCAGCTACCAGCATACGGCTCAAAGTTGTTGAGCGGAGGCTGATTTCCAGTATTCGGGTTGGTCGTCGGGTCGTTCCAAGCGATCCAGCCAAGCTGAGCAGTCAAGTCAGCGTTCGAGAAAAACTCCGAGTACGTAGTCGAGCCGTCGTAGAACGGGATCGGGACGTTCACGGTCACGGAGCTGCGCAACCAGATGTCTGGGTTGCCCGCAACAAAACCAGCGGCGATCGTCTGGGCAATCGGAGCACTGACCTGGAGCACCGCGCTGATCTGGATGCCAAGCGCGTCAAAGTTGTAGCCGACGGTCTGACCGGCTTGGCGCGTCGAGTTAGCAATTTTCAACTTCTGGTTCACGCCAGAGTTGACGTGTGTCAGCGTGAGGTACGTGTTCAGTGCAGTGGTGGCGGTGCCTGAACCGACGCCAGGACCGGTCGCATTGAAGTTCGGAACGTAAACGCTGCCGGTCGTACCGGCCGTTGGATCAGTTCCGATGAAGCTTGCGGTAAAAATGGTGCCGACGTTGTTGTTTGGAGCGCCGATCAAGGCGAAGGTCGTGTTACCGCTTGACTTGATGATGTACGTTTGACCCGAGACGAAGTTACCAGCGTTCACTACTGTCGCCCCTGCCTGTGAGAAGTCAGTCATGTTGGTCATGACGGTCCCGTTTCCGACAATCGGACCTGTCGCCACGAATAAGGTTCCGGGGAAACTTGAAGTTCCAGCTGACACGACCGCATAGGTAATGCCTGGAATTAGTGCATTGGCATTGACTGTTTGATTCACTAGATAAGCGGTTCCATCGCCCACGCCAGCGTTCTGGGCCACGAAAACGGTGCCAGGCGTATTGTTGGTGGCACCGGCTGAGACAAAGCTGCCCACTGTACCGCCGGTGATGATGACGTACTGCTTGCCAACTTGAAGAGAGCCGGCGGTAGTGGTGTTCGTCTGGCCAAGCGTGCTAATGGTGTAGTTGCTTCCCGTCACCAGAGATCCAGCCTGAATCAACTGGTCGTCAGAAGAAGTGCTCAGCACGTACTGTGCGAGATAGTCGGTCCTAAAGCGGAGCACGTTCTGGTCAAGCGTCACTTGGAAGCCATTGACGGTTGCATTGTTCGTGAAGCCAGGACCATCTCCATAACCGTTGGTCGAGCCGACTACCGCGGTGGATGAAGCCGACGTGATGACCGCAGTGCCGAAGATCGTCGTCAAGACGTTATCGGTCTTGGTGGTGCTCGAGTATTCAGCACCAGCCAGCTTCGTGCCCTGTACGAGATTGAGCGCTTCAAAACTACCAGACTTCAAGATCGCAGTGCCCGAGCCACCGAAGTCGTTGACCTGTAGGCGCACTGGTTGGTACTGCAAGTACGTGCGCGAGGTGACGTCTGGGTTCGCGGAGTACTTCCAAGCGACTGGACGCTGCCACCAAGTACGGGTACGCGACAGGGGCTGCACGACGGCTGGTTCACCGTTCATGCTCGTGCCCTGCGCAGCGACGCTTGGTGGGGTCGAAGACTTGACCCACTCATAAACTTCAATGCTTGACATGTCAGAGAGTGAGCCCCAAGTTGACAGACGTTGTGACAACTGTGGGTACTGCTTCTCGTCAGCATACGGCTTGTAGTAGAGGTTATTGGTATTCCACCACACTTGACCAACTTGTTCAGCACCCCACGGCTTGATCGTGGAGAGATTGACGTTCTTGTTCTGCAACAGTGAATTGGTGTAGGTCGCTGGATCGGTTGCCTGAGAGTACGTAAGCGAGACAGCTGCACGAGGGTTATGGTAACCACGGGCTGGATCCCACCAAGTGACGTCGTTCTTGACGGTGGTGTTTGACACATAGTCTATGAGGCGGTTTGGGCTGTACCAGTTTGCGGCTGGACCATACGCGACCACTTCAAGTGAGCCGGTCACGACGACGGTAGAAGCCGTACCGTTGCCTGTCGCCGGACCGGTCGCAATGAACTCAGTGCCGACATTGTTGTTCGGGGCTCCAACGGTCATGAAGTCAGTCAACGTGCCAATAGTGACGATCACGTAGGGCATACCGACGATGAACGAACCGGCGCTCACGAGGTTCTCAGTCGGCGTCACCGTGCCAGTGCCAGTCCCAGCAGAGACCGCAGTGAAGACGGTGCCTGCCAAGTTCGAGCTAGCGCCAACCAGGGTGAAGTCGGTTGTGCCCACCGAGGCGATCTCATAGGTTTGTCCAGGAATCAGCGCGGTGACGGCGATGACCACGTTCTTGTCGGTCATCGCCGTACCGTTGCCTGTACCAGCTCCAGTTGCCACGAAAGCAGTACCGACATTGTTGTTGGCTGCACCGATGAGGGTGAAGTCAGTGGTCACACCCAGAGAGATGATGTTGTAAGCGAGGCCCTGCACGAGGTTACCAGCTTGAGTCAAGTCGCCGCCCAAGTCAAGGATCTTGATCACCGACTGGTTGAGGCGCTGGAACCTTGGATAGCCGTATATTGGCGGATTCGAGCCGACGATGTAGTCACCGCCCTCGCGGAAGATGTTGGTAGATGCAGACGTCGAATCATAGTTGATGATCTCAAACGCATCAGCCTTGACCGGCGCGCCGCTGGCATCGGTGATGACGAAACAGTCGCCTACGCTGATCTTGTTCGCCAGCGGTAGGAACATCTTGGCGATGATCGACGCCTCAAAGTAGGACAGTGAGTTCAGGTCAGAGTAAGAAGCCCAGCGTGTCTCATCGTTCGGGAGAATCGACGTCAGGCCAGTTGTGTCTATGATGACCGAGGAGCTGAAGCCGCTGAAGTCATACGTGACGTCATCATAAAGGTTTGCGACGTCATTGGACGTCGCGGAGACGTCATCCGGCTCAAGAAAGATGAAGCGAGCGAACTCTCCCCTACAGTCTTCCGGCTGCACCAGCAGATCGCTCTTAACGATGGCGTTCGAGTCACCATACTGTGCTACCTTATAGGCCCAATACTCGTCTAAGCGCGCGTCATTGTACGACGCGGAGTTAATGAACGCGTCCGCTGAGAAGTTCGTGCCTTTGTTCGCAATCATGCCCTGCCAGAAGCGGAACTGGGTCGCTGGGGACGTGCTGCGTGGGTCAAAGTAGCTCTTTGACTGGTAACCAAACAGCGCGCGGGCTCGAGCCAGAGTATCCGGCTCGACGTCGGTAGCGTTGGTGTCATACATCTTCAAGATGTCACCGATCGAGCCTTCGATGTTCTTCTTCATCTGTTGGTTCAGCATGAAGTGACCGCCGAAGTCAATGCGTCCAGTAAAATTCGCTTGCTTCTGACCGCTCATGAAGATGCGTGAAGCCCGCTGTCCGAGGAACGGGTCGTAGAGCAGGATCGTGTTGGTCGAGAAGTTCTCGAACAAAGTGACGTGCTCAAAATTAGAAGTCAGCACGTGCAGAGTGTACACCGGTTCGTCAAAGATGAACTCGGTCGAGTCATCCTGACGGAAGACGCGCACGGCGTTCTTTGGCACCTGTTTGCTGTTCACGTCAAGGATCGCGTTGGTCGTCTCGTTCTCGAAGCCGAGCACGCTGTAGAGGTTTGACACAAAGCCTTGCGGGGTTGAGTACCAGACCTTGCGGTAGAACGGGTTGAAGATGAAGTACCAGCCAGCGGTGATGCCAGAGAAGGTGTCGGTGAGGAATTGTTCAACCTGAGATTGGTAACCCTGCGGCAGCCCGGACAGCGGATCGGTGATCGGGTTTTGTGGGTCATTGAATCTCCAGCCGTCAGCTTCCAGCTTGTCGGAATAGCCGAAGATGAAAGTGATGAGGTTCTGGATGCCGGTCACAAGGAACGGCGTCTTCATCGTCGAGATCGTCGTGGTAGTATGGAAGCGCGTCCACTGGAAGTCAGTCGTCTGTCCGTTGAGAGCATTGAAGTGACTGACCTCACCGTTCGAATCGTAGTTGTACCAAGAGATCGTCGTACGGTTCTTATAGTAGTTGTCGACGCGGAAGATCCAATCCTCACCCGGCGTACCATTTGGACCGAGTACTGGCACCTGCTTGCCGTTGACGAAGTCAGTTGCTCCGCGTTGCACGAGCTGCACGCGCAAGCCGTTCAGCCAAGCACTGTTGTAGAAATCGTTTTCTTTCAGGTAGATGTTGTAAGCACTTGTCGCGATCGCGGTGTCCTGTACCTTGATGGTGAGGTTGTCGGTGTTCACCATGCCGCTGAAGCGATAACCAAGCTTTACCTGCCAGTTTCTCAGAAGTGACGTATTGATGGAGATCGCGGCGTCCTCTCCGTAGATGCGTCCGTACTGCACGAAGAGCTGGTTGAGACCCTCGGCGCGATAGTACAGTTGCGGGGTGACGGAAGTAGTAACCGCGCCAGCGAGCCATTCCAAGCCCTGCGGCGTCAGCGTCACGACCGTGCCAGCAGAGTTCTCGTAGGCACCGTCCCAACTCAGAGTGCTGCCGAGTGCTGGTGCTTTGGTAAAGCTGACGTTTGCCGGGGCGATGATGGTATAGTCGATCAAAGACGCTGATTCGGTTGTCGTTGGAATGTAGCTGGTTGCTCCCGGAGCATCGGTGGTAACTTCAACTTGAGCACCCCAGAGGAAAGCGCTCTCACCGATGTCAAGGCTGACCGCGGGCTCAACGGAGACGAAAAAGCCCGGCGTCGCATTGAAGGCGAATTGACCCGTCACCTCAAAACGGAACCAACCGTTGTCCACGTTGGTAGAGATCGCGCTGCCTAAAGGCTCGTTGAGAATGGTGCCAGTGGTAGCATCAAAGATCGCGTAAGCAACATTGTTTTCAGATCCATCGCGGAGGTAAAGGATCACCGGCAGGTTCATGTCGAAGATGTTGGTCTTCAAAAAGACACTAAACGTCACGAGTTGGTTTGTAAGGTTGAGCGACGGAACGTTATAGCTGATGAAGGTGTTCAGCGGTGAAGTAGCGGTGATCTGGCTGGCAGTCAGTGTTCCGTCAGGCGCGCTGGTCGCGTTGTCGGTGGCGATGCACCGCGACTGGATCCAGTGAGAGAACGACTGAGAATATGGCTGCAGGTTGGTGCGTGCGCGCTGGTACTGCAGCTGACGGCCAGCCCAGTCGGTCTTGTAGAGATTGATCGGACCGTTAAGCGCCGCAATGGTCTCTCCACCGGCACCCTGCAGCACGAAGTTAGAGTTCGTGCCATTGATCTGTCCAGTAATGCCGTCAACGAGGGCAGCTGAAACGTTGCCAGAAGGAAATACCGTGACGGTAAACGTGTCACCGAAGAAGAAGCCTCGACGTGTGCCGTTGATGGTCACGGAGATGTACTTGTCCTGGTAGGTCAGAACGTTGCCGGTCGCTGTCAAGAAGACTGGAGAGTCAACGAGCGGTGCATATGGAAGAGCACGGTAACCCCAGTAGACACTGTTTGGTGACGCCGGCGTTGTCAAGTCAGTAGCCGAGTCGTACGTGTCCAACGTCAAGGAGAAAATTCCGTCAGCTCGGTTGACACACTTGAAGGTGTAAGTGTGGTTGTAATCAGGTGGAATTACCTTGACGGTGCCAGTGCTGCCGACCTGGCCTGGATTGGTCGCGGTGAACGGCTCACCAACCACGTTGCTGAAGGCTCCGAGGTCATTGAAGTCAGTATTACCGATGGAATTGATGATGTAATTTTGACCAGTCACCATCAGGTAAGATGGAATAGTGATCAAGTCTGCGCTGATCCAGTTCGGTTGTGCCAAGCTAGTCAGCGTGTCGCCGTGCAGAGGGAAGTCAGACGGAGCTTCCTTGCGACCGAACTCTGGATTGAGCGTGTACTCGTTCACCTTCAGGTACAAGGTACCCCAGGTCTCGCGTACGTAGGTCAATGGGTCGATCTTGAAGTACGTCTTCTGTAGCGAGTAGAGATACTCGAGCGTCTTCGTCCAGAAAATGTAGATCTGTGGGTTTGAATAAAGGTCCAGGATGTTGTGACGAGCACCGAACTCTTGGAATTCTTCGTCCATCAGAGGCGTAAAGTGAACGTCAGACTGGAGCGACGCAATGTCAAGTCGGGCGTTCAACGGCGGGCACTCGTTGTAGAGCTCGGTCTCGATAGCCAACGTCAAGTTGTTGATCATTAGGTCAAGCTTGACCTCGATCCAGGGAGCTCGTTGGTCATCAAGCGAGTTGCCAAGCAATACCCAAGTGGTACCGTTGAATTCCCAAACATTGAGCGTCGTGCGATCAAAAGCATACGCGCCGTGCTCGGCCGCCGTTGGGAGCACGCCGTCGTCCGAGACAGCGTTGAAGATGAAGAGCTGACCAGTGCTGGTCTTGAGCCAGAACTGTCCAGCATATGGGCGGGACGGATAGTCAATCGAGAAAATGCCTGGGGTCGATTCACCAGGAGAGCGCACGTATTCCTTCTCAGCAAGCTTCTTTGCCGCGTCACTCAGGTTGCTCACCAGCTGAGTGCGGTGTCCGTCGTGGTGCACCAACATCTCAAAGTTCAGGTCAGGATCAAGCAGCTTGACCGGTTGAACCTTCGAAGCCAGTCCGAGGTATGGAAGTGTGACCACCAAGTTGAAGATCTCAGTCGTTGAGTCATAGAATGGGCTCGAGATCGTGTCATCAACCGGAGTAGCCGTTGAGAGAACGAGCGGAGATTGCTGTCCGAAGTAAGTCTTGAATGCCTCAACCACGACGGAGTCAATTCCGTTCTCATCAGCGTTGCCGGTGCCAGTTCCTGGGCCAGTCGCGGTGAACGTCTGTCCAACGCTGTTAGAGGTAGCTCCGATCAGGGTAAAGTCGGTGGTCCCAAGAGAGGTAATGACGTAGGACTGTCCGGCGACGAAGAAACCAGCCGACACGTTCTGGGGTGGACGGAAGTGACCGTTCACCAGCAGTGTTGGAAGCACGTCTTCCACGAAGAGGTTGATCGAGGTAGGCACTGAAGCGTAAGCTTCTCGTGCGAAATCAAGCAGCGTCATTGTCGAGATGCCCTCTTGGAGCAAGTTCGAAACGAGCAGAGCAGTTTCACCGTCGTATTGCTTGATCGTGCCGCCAAGACCAACGTCCTGTTGGATGGCTCTCCAGTTGTTGGTGCCTGTTGCTGAACCGATCAGGTTAGGCTGTGCGGCGATGATCGAGATGAGGTGGTAATAGAGGTCACCCTCACCGATCTGAGCTCTCGTCTCGTTCTGCACGTTCCACTCGAGTTGGGGAGGTGGAGTCCAAATGCCGTCACCAAGTGCTGGGTCGGTCTTGACAATCGCAGTCTCTTGAACCTGAGTGGTAATCTCGATCGGAGAATTGAGCGTGCGGTAGATGCCGGTCAATAGCACGTAATAGTTGACCGGCGAGAAGGCATAGCTGGTAACTTCCAACAAGAAAACGTCACCTACGACGAACGGAATGCTGCCAGAATTGATCTCAATGGTGACATTATTGGGAACGATCAAGCTAGGAATGGCCGTCTGGACGTCCAAGGGCACCGTGCCAAGAGCTCCCGTGACGCTGCCTGAAGCGGTAAAGCTTGTACCGTTGAACGTCAGGTAGATCAGCTCTGGAAAAGCCGTAATGGTATCTGTCGGCTGTCCGGTGATCGGATCTGGAATGGTCACCTGAGCGCCGGTGCTGATGATCGACAGATTACCGTTGCCGGTACCGTCAAACTCAACGATCCGGCTCTTGTACCCTAGCAAGTTGCCAAAGGTGTCCGTGCTCTTGTACGAGCCGTTGTAGAGACCCTGGATGTACGTCTCGTTATTGTACTGGAAACAATTGTTCGCGAAGATGTCAGAGTTGGTATTGATGGCAACCTGAAGATCAACTGACAGATCGGCCAAGCGAGCAAACAAGTGTCCGGTCAAATATGCGTCATTGTCACCATCCTGGGGCAGGCGTAGGTAAGAGTGCGAAACTTGGTCAAAGACATACTGGTAGAACTGGGGCAGCTGGTGCAGCGCGGTCTTTTGAACGATGAGTTGGCTCTCCAGCGCCTCGTTGAACTCAATAATCGGGCGCGTTGCTTTGACGTACTTCGAAAGGTCCGAACGGCGAAGCGCGCTGACGTGCGTCCAGCAGTTGTAGACGGACCAGTCGGAGGCACCGCCGGCGGCGATGACGTAGTACTCTGGCAGACCGGTGGGGTTGTACGCCGGCTGTGGAGTCTGGTCAGTGCAAATCCAGTAGTAGTTCGAAAAGTTCTGGAACTTATCAACGTCGATGAGGGAGCCAGAAGTGTCGTACTTCACGTAGTCAACTGCATGAGCAGGTCCCTCTCTCCAGATCGTCAAGAAGTCAAAGATCGAGGAAGGAGTTGCGTCGGCTCCAGGAGTAGCCTGCTTTACTGGCTCGTATCTCTTGTAGAAGAAAAGGGAGTTGTCAGCCGGGTTGACGAGCGAGTGTCCGAAGGTGAAATCTCCGTTCGTGTCAACCTTCAAGCGACGACCGAGCACGGAGTCAACCGGCTGGTCTTGTCCCTCAACATAGTAGAAGATCGAGCTGGTGACGCTAGCGTGAGTGTAATCATGGTAGTACAGGTCAAACAGCGGCAGTTGGTTCATGAACTGCTTGGCAGGCAACGTGCCAACGGCGCCGTTTGTGTCAATTGGCACGCCGTGCGTGGTTTGCGCTGCGTTCAATCCAATATAAGCTGAGTACTCAATGATCGGGCGAGTTGCCTGGACGGTGGTATTCAGAGAGACTTGCACCGGGTGAGCCTTGACGAACTCGATCAGGTCATCGCGGTGCACCCAGAGGTTCGAGTAAGACCAGTCAGACCAGGAGTGAGCATTCGGGAACGTTGGCTGGGGAGCGATCGGAGTGCCGTCAGCTCGCAGCGGACCGCGCGCGATGACGTAGTACTCAGGGCTCAATGTCGGGTTGCCCCAATTGCTGAACGCCGGGACGTGGTAGACGCTCGGCGTCGCCACTCCGAGGGAAGTGTAGTCAAGCGTCGGGTGCTGCAGAATCCAAGCTCCGATCCAGTAATACTCTTGGAAATTGCAGAACTTATCGAGATCGATGGGCGGAACGAGGTTGTAGCTCTTGCTGTTGAACCACTGGTTCAGCGCGTTGTAATCAATTCCCAGCGCCACGAGCTTTTGCACGAGGTCATACCACGACTTGATCTTTTTTTCAGTTGCGTGTTCTGCGTAGACGAAGGGTGTCAACTGGTTGATCTGACGCTCGAGATCGGTTTCGGTGATCTGCACCTCGCCCGGACCAAGTTGTGCTTGGTCCCCAACGAAGCCGTAGAGCGGCACCGTATCGGGCTTACTCAAGAAGCGATTGAAGAGATTCTTGAGCAGAGAGTCAATCGTGCGGTCACGATTGCGAGTTGGGAGAAGTTTTGTAAGGTCGAGAGAGCTGGCCATTGTATGTCCTCGTGATGCTATTATTTACACACGAGACACAATGGCCAGAATTGACTTACTATTGCTTTTGTTTCAAGGTCACGCGGTCGATGTTGGTGACGATCTCGACGTTGTCGATTGTAGCAGCCGAGATGAAGACCTCATGCGGATCGCTCTTCAGATAGAAAAGATCACCGAAGTAATTCGTCGGGAACTCTGGCACCATGACGACCGAGAGAATCTCAGTTGACAGTTGTTTGTGGATGACCGCACAGAGCTCAGTGGTGTAGAAGCTCTGACCAAAGTCCCAATTGTCGATCGCAAAGTACTGTTGGATCGTCGACAGAACTTGAGCACGGATCTGGTCGCCAGTCAAGGTAGCCGTTGGGGACACGACCACCTTGAACTTGGCACGCAGTTCAGGAACGGCGATCGCGCCAAAGAGGTACTTCACGGCGCCAGAGTGCATGATGACCGAGTCAGAGATCATCTTGTTCTGCAACAAGTTCGCATAGGTATTGCGTAGCTCAAGCGGGGTCGGTGGAGTCGGTTCGACAGCCAGCTGACCGTTGACGTACTCGAGAACTTGTGAGTAATAACCGCTGGTCAGCACGTAAGCGTCGATGATGTTCGACGGTGACGGGTCAATCAGGTTGTCAAACGGCGTGAAGTGCTGCCACAGGAAGTCAAGGTTGTCGCGACCAGATCGCTGAGCGTAGAGTCCGTCGGCGGAGATGCCGTTCGTGTACGTCAGAGATTGAAGGTAAGTAGTTGCGGTCACCGGGATGTAGTTACCGGTTGTCTGATCGATTGAGAAGTAGACAAAGTCAGTCGGCCCGATGAAGCTCAAGAATTGCAGAGAGTCAGCTTGTGCACCAATGGCGGCATCGTTGACGTTGGCCAGCGAGGATGTTGGAGCGATCGACAGTGCGTTGTAATTCACGTCGCCGTTGTTGTACTTGACGTCACCGACCACGCTGTAGATCTGGTCAGTGCCGATCGCCGTGGTTCTGGAAGAGTTCAGGTTTGACTTCAGGATACGCACAAGGTCGGTGACTGGCAGTTGCGTCACCGGGTCGATGATGCGCATGTTCTGGTTGAACCAGAATTTCGTCGTCTGGCTCTCGATGATCAGGCCGAAGTCACGTTGCGTGAGAGTCCAGTAGAGCGTGTTGCCGTTGTTGTCATCGACTCGATTGACGATGATCACCCAGGACTGGATCGGGTCGGTCGGTACGTAGGAGAGAGTTTCAGCATTTGCCGGCAGCGTCAGGTCATCGACAAGGTTGAAACGGCCGGTCAAGTTGGTCGTGATGACGCGCGGCACATAGTGACCGCTGGAGTCAAGGTTGATCGACACGATGAACGCGTCGCCCGGCACCGATGTCGTTGTGCTTGGGCCAATGATGAAGCTGAAGATACCGTCTGTATAAACGATGCCAGCTTGTCCGGGAGCTTGCACGCCATTGTTCGCGCTGTGCACCGTGAAGGCGCCGGTTGTATTTGTGAACTCGATCGTGTAGACGTCTTCAGTGACGAGAGACTGATTGACGTCTGTGTAGGACAACACGTTGTAGGTCGGCCACGCAGTCGTGCTCGGGTCGCCGATGTTCAACGTTGACACGAATGGTCTGAATGGAGTATAGGTGATGCCGAAGCGCTGGTGACGGATCACCGTGTCCTGGACACCAGAGGTGCCGTTGGCCGTCGGAATCAAGGTGTAGATGCCGGTCACTGGATCCTGTAGCACGCACTTGGCGGTCGCCGACCAGATCATGTGGTCAGTGTCACCATTGACGACGTAATAAGAGCTCTTGGGCAACGTCGAGACGTCTGATAGATTGACGTCCAATTGCACCACAGTGTCGGCTTCGCCGTACCAGTGACGATCAAGAAAGCCCTGGATCTCGGTCTTTTCTTGGACGGGGACGTTGAAAATAACTTGAGTCGAGTCCTCAACAAACTTAGTGCGAGGCTTTACGTACGGACGAACGTTGATGGTTTTCGGGCCGGAGGTGGTCTGGTACGTGATGCTAAACGGTTCGTTATAAGCGGCATAGATGAGCAAGTTATTGATGCCGGCAGTTGACAGCATCGGCTCAAGCACGTCGTCGATCAGGGAGCGCGACGAGGTGGTAGAAGTTGAGGCTAGAGCTTGGATGTTGTAGTAGAGGCGAAGGTCATCACCGAAGATCTTGACGTTCTGGTACGAGCCAGAAGCATCATTCCAGTCAAGATACTTAGGCTGGCCAGCGAACGTGCGGTTGACCGCGTTCAGGCGCAAGATCGATTGGTCTTGGAGTAGGTACGAGTTGTAGTCCTGGCCGTTCACCATGCGGTTTTGGGTGTAGTAAACCGATGGAGCGACGCTCTTGATGTGGTTAACGTCCTCAGCGACAGCAGAGTTCTGCAGCGCGCTTACTAGCGAGAAGGTCAAGGTACAGCTCTCAGAGGAACCGGTGCTTGAAGTATAGCTGAAGGTGATTGCTTGACCTGCAACCTGTGACTTTGGCACGGTGATGCCACCAGAGGTTGATGAGCGCACCCAGATGTTGAAGATGCCTGATGGAATGTTCGCGAAGTCGCCGTCGCCGAAGATGATTTTGATCTGATCATTCTCGAGCGTTTCAACCTCGTACTTGTTCATGTTCTGGAAGTTATTGAAGATCAAGTTCGTGCCAGCGACGTTCGGCACAGCTTGCCAGGTGCTCAAGATGACACCGAGTGGGTCGACGTTCTGCACCCAGACGTCAGTCTCGTTGATGTTTTGTACGTTGATGTCAAGCGTACGATTCGGTAAGCTGATGTCGAAGATGTAAGGCAGCTTTTGCAGAACGCCCTGCTTCAAATACATCATGAAGCCAGTAGTGTCTGACGCGTCGCCGAATCCGTCATCCGAGTACAGGAACGTAAAGTAGTTATTTGGATTTGGAACTCGCTCGAAGACCCCGCTCTGGTCAATGTCTGCCGGCACCAGCTCAAACGGCAGCACTTGCCCGTTCACGGTTATGGACGTCTTGAGCAGCCCGTTCTGGAAAGCGCTGCCAACAGCTTGAGCTTCGAGAACGTTGCGGATCTCGTACTGCTGGAAGATGGTGTTGTCGAGTTGGAACGACTTGAAGGGATTGCCGTAGCTCTGCGTCATGAGCTTGTTGATCGCGGCGAAGAATTGTTCGCGCCAGAGCGGGTTGTTTGGATCGTCCCAGTTGATGACGCGGTTGCCCAGCGAGTTGCCCTGCGAGTCAGTAAAATTCTCTGAGATCGAGATCGAGTTGAGCTTCACCAGGCCGCGCAGCGGCAGGTTGCGCGACGGTGTGTAGGAGATGAGCCTGACGAGGCGGAGGATGCTCTGCTTGCGCGTAGCATCCATCGTGCTCTCATGCACAGAGAGATCAACGCGATAAGCCAAAAGCTCGGTGACGTATGCGAACGCCTCGATGAGCGCTACCAGCTGCGAGGACTCGATGTAGTCGTTGAAGTTCTCAGGGTACTGGAGCTTCAAATAATCAAGCAGCGACTGCTTGACGGCGTCAAAGTCATACGCGGTGAAGTTGATTTGCTGGAAAGCCTTGTAGACTTTTTCCCAGCTCTCGGCGTTGTTCAACAGTTGTGAAGTTGCCATTATTTGTACCTACAATTTGCCAGTGATCGAGTAGCACTTGACATAGAGAAATGTGGCTTGAAAATGCTCATCGTCTATTTATGTTACCGGCTATTGATCTGAATAAACAAATCTTTGGTGACCGCGAACTCGACATAGTTGAGTTTCGCGACCGCGACCAGAGCGTAGGTGTCTGGATTCTGGATGAAGGCGATCTCCCCGACGAGCTGAACGCGCGGGTCGTGCGAGACCACCGTGGTGATATCCTCGCGGATGACGTCCATAGTGGCGGCGTCGTTTGGTTCAAAGATGAGAAGTGGGATCCGTGTGCCGAAGTCAGGCATGAAGAGCCTCGAGCCACGCGGCGTCATGATCTCGTTCATGAGGTCCTCGGCGATCAAGTTGACGTCGTGGAGGTCAAACTTGCCGCCCTGTTCCTCGTAATACCGAGTTGAGAAGCCGTTGTAGAACTGCTTGAAGCCTGCCATGAGAGATCTCCGAGATTACCCTACTATTTAATCGCCTGTCCCGGAGCTCCAGTTACCAGAGCTCCAGTTACCGTGTCGTTGCCCTGGATCTGAGCAGCCATCTGGATCTCCTCGATGATACCTTGGCACATTGCCGTGAGCACGGCTTGTTGGTAGGCTTGTGCTGAGGCTGGATCAGCCGCTGTTGGGGGAGGTACTGCGCTGACGTAGCGCTGCACGCGCGTCATCATGCTTTGAGCGGTCATAGCCATTAAATTACCTCTAGACTTTCTTTATAAGAGATGACAAAAAGTTCACTAGCCAACATACTTAGGATTGCGGGTAGTCTTGCACTTCTGTTCATCGGCGTCACGGACCCATGGCTCGTGGTCTGGTAAGATCATGCGGTCGGTCACTAGCGTGGAGGAGACCGTCAGTCCAGGAGAGGCCACGGTGGCCACGGTAGCATTATTGTTGGCGAACACTGGAAGGACACCCTCTACTCCGCTGACTACCGTCAAGCCCACAAGCGTCGCCGAGAAGTTGGTGTTCACTGAGGCATTGAGGTTCAGGTCAGTTCCGGCCTGCAGGGTCAACCCTGAGGACAGGCTTCTCAGGTCAAAGCTTTCTTTCGCCGAGATCCTGATCGCCTTCGCCGCGGTAGCTTCCACGTTTCCAGTCGAGTCAAGACGGATCGTGCTCGTAGCTGAACCAGACTTCTCGGCCCACTCGTAGATCCAGCCATTGCTGGCCGAGCAAAGTGCACGTTCGGTCAGCGCTGGGGCGATCGGTCCGTTGGTCGTCTTCAGGTGAATGTCGCGGGAAGCCGTCAACATGACGTCACCGGAGTTTGACAACAATCGAATGTCGTAATTACTCTCGAGATTGACCGACCGAGTTTCTGACTTGATGTTGACGCGCTTGTTTGCGACGATGTTGATGTTCTCGTCAGAGTAAAAGTCAATATCGTTCTTTGCACGGATCATCACCTTTGAGTCAGAATAGAGATAGATCTTGCCGTTTCCCTCGTCAAGCTCAATCCAGTTCTTGCCGCGAGCGGTCGAGATGTAGATGCGCTCGTTCGTGTCGTCGAAGATGATCTGTGAACCCTCGGTGGTCTTCAGGCGGATGCGACAGTACTCGTCAACGTCCGACATCACGAAATAGTGGCGACCCGGTGAAGTCAAGCAGATCGTCTGGGACTCAGCAGCTATCGGGTCGGCGGTGTTCTTCGCGTAACCGTTGGTCGTGGGTGGGTTGACGTTGTTGTTCTCTGGGTAGGATACTGAACGCTCATAGCCACCGCGCGTTTTGTAGTGCAACGTGCCAGGCTGAAGTCCAGCCGCAGTGAGGTTTTGGTTTTGAAAGTTGATCAGCGCCTGTGGATACTGGTTGATACCGTCGATCTCCGTCAGGCCGCCGTCAATTGACTGGGGCAACGTGCGCGTCAGCTGTGGAATATACACGCTGCCGAACCAGTAGCGCACATGGGGCTCACCTTGGAGAAAACCACAAAGCACTTGCGCCCCAATCTTTGGAATTGCCCAGAAGCCGTAGGTCGTGATGCCGTTGATGGTCTGCGCAGAACGTCCAACCTTGACGTTAGCCGAGGAACCACCGAACGGTGTGACATAAAGCGCCCAGGGCAAGTCCTCAAGTTTGAAGTACTTTGAGTCAATCGCGGGGATGTAGATCTGCAGGCGGCCGGTCTGGGCAGCGTCTGCATTGTTCTTGACGATACCCAGCGAGATCGTGAACTGACCTGAGCCGGCAAATGGATTATCTGGCTGCCTCATGCGGAAGGTCCTTGCTGGATCTGAGTTTGCACGGTTGGGTTGGCATTTTGAGCTGGATCGTTCATCTTCAAGACTTCAAGCGTCTGCGTGAACTTACCGCCCACGAAGTGGTTCTTGATAGAGATCAAGTTGTAGAGGCCCGTGTAGAAGAATGGGGCGGTGGTGATCTCGTCCTTGTCGTTCTCGGAGACGATGTTCTTGACATTTACCTTGACCCAAGCCGGCTTG